ATGAGTACAAATTCCTATAAAGAATTATTGGCGCAACGCGAAGCTCTTGAGCAGCAGATTGCCGCTGCTCGAAAGGCTGAAGTCGCAGGTGCGGTGCAAAAAATCAGGGACTTGGTCGAGGCCTTCAGCCTGACGCAGGACGATGTCTTCCCTCCAGCAAAGCAAAAACAAAAGCGCGAGACTGGCTCCGTTGCCCCTAAATACCGCGACCCCGCCACAGGTCAAACTTGGACGGGCCGAGGAAAGCCTCCAAACTGGATCAAAGATCAAGACCGTTCCAAGTTTGAAATCTAAAAGTGGCCCTCGTGGCCACTTTTTTTGTTGCGCCGCAGCTTCCTATCTTGCTGGTCCAGCGGGCCTCGTTCAAAACAGCCCCGCAGGCTCCTCGCTCCTGGCCCAGTTGTAAATCACCAACTCGCCACGCTCCACCCGATTCGCTCCGCCACCAACCGTGTAGTCCAGTTTCAAAGCCTCCATCTCAAAGTCTTTAAAGCACTCTCGGATGGCAGGATGGTCGTTGATGCTGATTACGGCCTTGCCTTTGATCTCCTTGAGCTTTCTTGCCATCAGCTCGTACTGTTCCCACTCAAACGGCACACCATAGCCCTCGGTCTCCCAATAGGGAGGATCAAGGTAGAAAAGCGTGTGCGCCCTGTCGTATCGGTCAATGCATTGCACCCAATCGAGCTGCTCAACATAGGTTCCAGACGCCAGGCGCAAATGAGCAGCCGAAAGGTTCTCCTCGATCCGAAGCAGATTAATGGCCGGGGCCGTGGTCGCCGTACCAAAGGTCTGGCCTGCCACCTTCCCGCCAAAGCTCTGCTGCTGCAGATAGAAGAACCGGGCAGCGCGCTGAATGTCAGTCAAGGTTTCCGGCCTTGTCTCCTGCAGCCATTTAAAGACCTGCCTACTGGTCAAGGCCCATTTGAACTGCCGCACAAACTCTTCCAGGTGGTGGGTCACCACCCGGTAGAGATTGACCAGGTCTCCGTTGACGTCATTGAGGACTTCGACATCAGCAGGGTGACGGGCAAAGTAGACCGCCGCCCCACCGGCAAAGACCTCCACGTAACAGCTATGGGCTGGAAAGCGTTTCAGGAGCAGATCGACCAGGCGGCGTTTGCCTCCGATCCAGGGCACGATTGGGTTTGTCATTGGATTCAGCTGTTGGCCCTGCTGGGGGCTCTGGTTCGGTGCTCACGGCACTCAGCTGATTGAAGGCCCCACATCTGGGGCACTTGATGCTTAGGCGCACGTACACGCCCTCGCCTAACTTCTTGCGGCAGTTGCCGCAGCGGATATCGTCCATTTGCAAGCCTTTAAACCTTTAAAACTCTGGTAGGCTCAGCGCGCTCTGTACAGGGTGAGCGGGCCTTGCCAGCTTGCAGGCATGGTCTGCGGTTGGGGCTTGGCTGGGTGTTCGTAGCACCTAACCAGGTCGCCCGTTCTTTTTTTGGTGGCTACACCTCCCCTTCTGTATAGGTGAGGTTCGGAGCTTCGCCCTCGATCGCTCCATCACGCACAAACACGCGCTGGCCAGCTTGAGCCGGGCCTCGCGCCTGCATCCGCCCGCCGCCTGGCAGATTGATCGTCGCCAATCCGTTGACTACAAAAGCCACCGTTCCTACCAGCAAAGGCTTGGGCGACTGCAGATCCATGAACTGCTTGTAGAGGTTAGGCATGAGTTTCGACCTCCAACGTCTGGCGCAGCTTGGGAGCCGCCCAGTTGATCGACGTCGACCGCACAATTCCCATCACGGTCTCCGGCCCCAGGTAGCGAATAGTGTGCCCCGGCAAAATCACACCGGTCTCAGGCAGTACCTGCATAGAGAGCGAAACCCGCGCCTGGCGGCCCGCGTCAGCAAGCTCGGCCAGGCCGCGCTGCCTGTGCACCGTGGAGTCTGTGATCAGCGCGTGTGTGACCTGGGGCGCAATCAGATCGCCAGCGGTTCCGGCCCGAGTAATGGGGCCAAAGACACCCGCGCTCATGCCACCAACGAACACCCGGTTGTAGTCCGGCTTGTCCAGGAATTCGGTGCCCTCCACTTCGGCCACGGCTGCAGGAATCTCAAAATCCGGCACGACATCGCCCCAATGCCAAGGGGCTGTTGGGTACTTGGGCAGGATGCGCAACACCTGGTCGGTGTTATGGGGCTGCACATAGCCGCCAGCCGCCGCCGCAATATCGTTGATGGCATCGATATAGCTGCCCTGCAGCGCCCAGGCTCCGGCAGGCACTTGCCAGTCCTCCAGCTGCCAGTCGATCCCCCAGCCAATGGAGACGCCGTTGACCTTGAGCACTTCGGCAGCCAGTTGCTGGGCCGTCAGCGTCTGATTCGGGCTGCCGAAAGACATGGACTTGGCCCAAGGTTCGACCAGGACTGCGGCCAAGCCGCGCCCTGAGACAGACCAACGCTCCTGGGGCAAGAATCTGCGGTCGCGGCTGGTGCGCTCCAGGCGCAGCTTGAACGCCACGCCATTGACATTGGCCAGGAGCTGCGCAGGGTCGCCATCCGTGTCACGGCCAAGATGCAAAGCCGCATCCTTATGCAGTGAGGCCGTCCAGTTCCACGTCCAGCTCTGGAAGTCCAGGGACATATTGAAGGCCAGAGCAGGCAGCTCGACGCCGGTATCCAGTCGCGTGAGCGTGATTTGATTGAGCACGATGTAAACCTTTCGGGCGGGAACGATGACCTTGCCCGGCTGCGGCCCTCCATCCTTGCAGCACGCAAAGACCAGAGCGGTCGACACGGCCCAGGGCTTGCAGAACAGCAATTTGATGGGGCCACCAACCAGTTGCTCATAGCAACCGGGCTTTTCAGGCTCGGGCAGTTTGGTCTGCGACTTGCCAACGGGCGGCTTCATGGCCTGCTGGTAGCGAGCCTGATAGCCCCGGTACAGCGGCACCGCTGGCCCTACGCACGTGGTGAGCTGGTACTGCAGGCCTATCGCATCCTGTGCCGTTGCCTCCAGCATGCGGCGACGGTCGCGCAGGCCTTCCTGAAACCGCACGACCCAACCGGCGCGAACGGGTGCGGCATCCTGGGCCGTGGCCTGAAGGCTCAAGCGCGCCCCCAGGGCTTCTTGCCAGCGAGCCTGCGTTGATGCGCCATGCAGTGCCCGCGCTTGCTGAAACCGCCCCTGCACGGCCACCCCTTGCCGCTGACCGTCCTGCCAGGCAATGCCGAACTGCTCTTGCAAGGGCTTTGCGTCCTGCGCGCTCGATGTCCAGCCAGCCGGCAGTGCATCGGTTTCCTGCCAGCTGGAGATCCAGCCCTGCGCCATAGGCTGCGCCTGCTGGGCGCTCGCGGCCACCTCGGCCACCACGGGCCGGGGCGTGTCGGTGTTGTAGCGCACGACCGCGCTACAGCGCAGACCGGGCATGCGGCCCGCAGCGACCAGATCCTTGCGCACATGCACCAGGGATCTGACCCGCAGACCCGGCATGCGCGCGGCAACGACCAGCGTTGCATCGGGCACCTGCCCGCCACCGCCATCGTCGCCAAACACCAGCTCAACCGGGTTGCCGGTCTTGAAGGCGCGGTTAAAGATCAGGTCGACGCCGGCCATCAGTCAATCCTTGTCTCACCTAGGATGGCCTTGCCACCTGCATAGAGCTGGGTGCCGGTGCTGCCCAACAACTTGAAATGCCCAGCTCCCGATTCATCCGTGACCAGGCCGCGCCCGATCAGCTTGCCGTCGCTGGTACTCCAGACGCCGACAGCAGCCTGGCCGCTGGTCAGAATCATGTCGCCGCTGCCGCTGGCCTGGGTCAGCACCAGATAGCCGGCCTCCACGATCTGGCCGCAGGGCTTGGTCAGCGTCAGCGTGACGAGCAGCTGCTCTGCCGCGTCATAGAGGGCGATGGTCGACGCGGCAGGGCCTGAGTCCGCAAAGGACAGCGTGGCCTGCAGGCGGGCCAGAGCGTGGGCCGCCGAGATCTCGAATGCGGGCAGATCGCTCATGCCACCTCCGCCAGCTGGTTATTGGCGACGGTCGAGTACTCCTGCAGCTCGTGATCCCAGGCGATCACATCCCACTCGTAACGCGTGGAGATCTCGCGGAATTCATAGGAGCCGTCAGCCTTGCTCCAGGTCTCACGGGCCAGATAGCCGTCCACGCTGCGATGCAGGCGCACGCGCCGGCGCAGCGGCATATTGGCAGGCGTCTCTTTGCGCGAGACCGTCCCGTAAATGCGGCCCTGGCCGCCGCACTCTACGTCGATCAGTTTGCGAACACGGTGCGTGCTCATGGCCTGAAGCCCTTGCGAGACGGGGCTAGACGCCAGGGCGAACAAGGGGCGATGCCGCTGCATGGACAGTGTGCGAGTGACACGCGGGTCACTGGAGACCGCCGCGACCTCGGCAGCCGACAAGGCACGATTGAAGATCGCAAAGGCGCTTATCAAAGAGCCAGTAGGCAAGCCAGCACCGCCAGCACGCGACCCCACATGCAGCTCCGAGCTGTTGTAGACAGGCCCTCCAGAGCTTGCATAGTCTTTGGAGTTCAGCACGCCATCGAAATAGAGCCTGCGCCCGCTTTGCGCGCTATAGGTGAACAGAATGCGATGGGGCCGTCCGTCATTGATCGCATCATTCGTCATGGTCAGCCCGCCGCCTGCATTGAATCCGCAAGCCACGATGATGCCGCCCGGTACCGCTCCATAAACAGTCTGGCCAGGGCCTGCGATCTGCAAAGACCACCCCTTGTTGTCCGAGCCATGCTCGGCAATCACGAGGTTTTCTGTGGTGTCCGTCTGCAGATCGATGACGACAGAGAAGTCCCCAGCATCCACGCCCTGAGCAGGAATCGCCACCAGCCCACTGGTCTGCGGCTCAAACGAACCTGACAGCCCAACAGTGATCACCGTGGAAGACGTGACGCCACCCGTGCGGGTGCCGGTACGCGATCCAACCAGGTCGGCCTGGGCTGCACCCGCTCCATCCAGACCCCAGGCTCCTGCCGGCGTGGCTGCCAGGATTGAGTACAGCACGTTGCCACTTTCCCGAAACCAGGCACCGCCAGACACCAGCGCAGGCCATGCCGTGTAGGGCTGAATCGTGCCGGGGCGGAGCACCGTCATTCGGGCAGGAAGCAAAGCCCCACCGACATAGACCTCATCCACGCGCTCTCCAGCGAGGTCGACCTGTATCCAGAATCCAGGCGCACGGACATCGGACGCGGCCCAGCGGCAAGCTGTGGCGAGGTCGCCGTCGAGCAGGCTGGAGACATCACCAGCAACCGGAGGCAGGCTGCAGGAAATCGACGCACCAGCATCGACGCGCTGACCTTGAGCCCAGAACTGCAGCTCGGACAGATCCAGATCGCCACCCCGCGCATCGATCCCGATCAAGCGAAAAGCAGCCATCTCAAGTCCTCCAGGGTCCGCGCACGTCCAAGAATCCCACCCCCACCGAGATCGACGGAAATCCAGTGGCGAAGCTCAGCAGCTTTCTTCCAAGAAATTCCCCCTGACCATTCGTAATGGACGCATCACCCCCCATAGCCGCCAGTACGTTGGTTTGAGGACAGTGGTAAGCGCCCGGCATACCCCCCCTGCTAGGCGCTGAACCTGGGCCGTCAGTCAGATGAATTGCAGACAGCTGCAAGCTGTTGTCCACCACGGACGGAAACGATCCCAGATAGCCATCCAAGCCGGACACCGCACTGACATTGCCGAACGCCTTGCGGCTGCATTGGGCAGACATACCGATACCGTGAGCCAGGCGCTTGATAGAAAAACCTGACGATCCAACGGCAGCAAACACGCAGCCGCTGGTCTGAGCGAAATCGGGGTCGCTAGCGCCCGTCAGAACGCCACACCAGGCATCACCACTGCGTAAGCTATTGAGATCGCCGGCATAGCAGGAAACACCGGCATAGCCGCTGAAGCTCGCTGCTGTAGAGCCGAAGGGATACAGAACAAGGTAAAAGCCGCGAGAGTCACCTGCAAATACCCAATAAGAAGAACCGGAACCGTTACGCTTGTGCCAGTAGTAACCGCCAGAGACGCTGAGCGGCGCTGCCGCAATACCGTTGTCAACATCGGTCATCGACTCGTACATTTGCACTCGGGCGTGTTGCGTATTGGTGTCATCTACACGGTAATAAGTGCGGGTCGACATCGGGTCCGTCTGACGATATACCGCCACATTGGTCTTGCTGTAGACCTTCTCCCAGCCCAGCGGGGCCATCTTGAAGCTGATGGAGCCGGTAACGGCACCGTCCGGCAGGTCGGTCTTGAACTCCACCCAACCATTGGCAACGGCAGTAACCTTCTGCTCGCCGTTGAGCGCCGCTGGCGAAGCCCCAGAGACCACAATCACCGCCTCTTGCTTGGCTGCGCTGACCCCGCTAGCGAAGTTCAAGCGGCAGACGCCATTGCTGATGGCCGCCGAGTCCACGGCCTTTGCGCCCCAGCCGTTGACCAGAAACGCATCGAGCGCGCCGATCAGGGAGCCTGCGGTGCCGCCGATGACCGGAGCCCCGGTCATGGAGCTGTATGCGTGCTTGACGCTGGTGTCTACAGGGGATGCCATATCTCTCTCCGCTCTCTCGGGGTATTCAGTTGGACTGCGGGCGGTTCACATCGCCGCGCGCCAGGATGGAAAAGCTGTGCTCGATGCCGGTCTCGGGACCCGGCTGGATGGTTCGCACCACCCAAAAGGGGTAGATAGCGCCCACCGTGTTGATGCGCAGAATGTTCCCCACGGCCCAGCCGCTGCCCCAGCCCAGCGGATCGATCGTGAAATACGGCTTGCCGGTGGCCGGGTTCAACGGCGAGCAGACGCTATTGATGTCGCCGGTCGCGATCACGCCGACATGCTCGCCAATCACCCGGAACTGGCTGGTCGAGGTGAATTCCAGCACCCAGCGCTCGGTGCTGCCGCCTGCATTGGTGATCTCGATAGGCGAGACGCCTTGGTCGTACTTGGCGGGCGGCTCCTGCCCCATCAGGGCGTCAGACCAAGCGTTATCGACCCACGTCTTTTGCGCAAAGGCCAGACTCACCCGAGCGCGTCGGTCGCTGGCCTGCAAGGCGCTGGAGACATAGGTGCCGTCCTTGGGGTAGTCATGGGTCAGCGCCCTGTTGAAAGTGATCTCGCCCGAGATCTGCACATCCGTGGCAACGGCCATGTCCTCGATGCGATCCTCGATCGTCACCGGCATGGTCATTGCGGACACATCGGTAAAGGTGACCAGCCCGGCCTCCAGGTCGGCGCTGTAGCCCGTTTGATGGGTCTTGCCGTTGGCATCTCTCACCACCACGCGAGACAGGCGCACGCGGGCCAGGTTGATGGTCTGGTTGTTGCTGACGTTGAGCTGGGCGCTGGTCTTGGTGTGACCCACCACGCACAGCGAGCCTGGCCGGAAGATAGGCACCTTGCCGTCACTGGGCAGGCGCACCGGGTCAATGCCGATGATGTCGGCATTCATGGGCAGATAGGCATAGGCCACCGCCGAGTAGCGCAAGGCACTGGCAACCACGGGCTGCGGTTTAAAGATCCTGCCGTCCGGCTGGACGTTGGCCTCGTCATACCAGGGCTCGGACTCATTGCCTGCGGCCACAACCAGGGCACCGAAGCCCAGGCGCACCAGACCAGTCTCATAGTCCACCGTGCCAACTACACCGGGGGCCGTGATCGTGCCGTCAATGCCCGCGCTGACGTTCTGAGAGCCGCCCGAGGCCCTGGGCACCTGCACCGTGAGGGAGCCAGGGCGCAGGGGAGCCGCCGCTGTGCGAAACACATAGGCGCTGCTAATGGCGTCGCCCAAGGCGGTGATGCAGCCTGCCCGACGCAAGCTTGGGTTGCCGCCCACTTCCCAACTACTCAGGCTGATGCGGCCCGTGGCGTAGTTGATGCTGCCGCGCGTCACAAACCCTGTACCAACCAGAACCCGCAGCACGCCTCTGCCGTCATCGCTCCATGGCTGGCCATTGCGAGGCATCAGCACGACCGAGCCAGGCACCAGCGGGGCCTGCACGCCCGTGACCAGGTCAAACTCGGGCGCAAACGTGACCTGCAGCGTGCGGCGCGTGGCGCTGCCCGTGGTGCGAAAGCGAATCTTGACGTAGCCGCTTTCGTCGTTGGGGTACATCGAGGGCGCGTTCATGTACTCGATGCCCTCATAGTTGAGGCGATACTGAGCGACCTCGCCCGAGAAACCGCCGCCGCTGACCTGGCGGGACGAGTAGACCGGCTTTGGGATCTTGATGACCACATCGGGGTTGAAGTCCACCGCGCCCGTGCTGTAGGTCACGGTACCGACCTGCACGCCACCCAGCATCAGCTTGCCAGCACCGTCATCGCGTGCGATCTGGATCGGGTCGACCAGCGTCACGCCCATCTCTCTGAGCTGGTCGCGGGTGTAGAGGCCGAGCACGCTCTGGTCGGTCAGCGTGTTCCATTCCACCTCGACCGTGAACGGCACCAGCGCACCCTGGCCTGCTGAGAGCGCCAGGCGGCCCTGGCCGTTGCGGGACGGATGCTGCAGGCTCACCTCGACCGCAGGGGCGGTGTCGACCGTGACATCGAGCACCGTGCCCACAGCGGGCAGCAGCTTAGGCGCAAACAGCACCTCGGAGCGGCCCACACGCACCTCGCCCGTGGCGTCACCCTGCAGCTGCCAGGCTGCAGTGGCCGTAGCGGTGCGCTGGGTCTGGCCGTCCATCCACTTGATATCAAAAGCACCGGGGTACAGCGCCTGACCGGCTGGTAGCTGCAGCGCAATGGTCTGGCTGATCAGCAGATCGGCGGCAGGCTGGACGGTTTCCTGGGTCGGCACACCCCACTGCTGGACGATGGAGCTACCCACATCAGGCAAGGCACCCAAGGTGATGACAAAACCGCCGGTCTCGGCGCGATAGGTGCCAGCGCCATAACTGGAGTCGGTACCGCGCAGCGCGCCGTCGCCAGAGTCCGAGAGCACATACCAGCGGCCCTGCGCCCGGTAGCTAAAAGACAAGGTGCCGCGTGCAGGCAGCGGTGCGATGAAGCCGGTGTAGCTCTGGCTGCGGTTCTCCGCTGTGATGCGGATCTCGCTGGACTGCGGCATGCGCTGCATATAGGCGGCAGGCCGGTAGCCGATGGTCTTGAGACCTCCATAGCTGCCCGAGCTGGACATGACAATGCCGTTGGCATAGTCCACCAGACCGATCTGCTGGGTGCCCGACATCAGAATGCCGCCCTTATCGGTAAAGGTCACTCCGCCCACGGCAATGCTCAGAGAGCCCGGCAGACAACCGCCCGGCAAGGCCAGGCTGGTGGTATTGCTCCATGCCTGGTCTGTGTTGAATGTCACCGCCTCGGCCGCAGAGACTGGGAATCCCGCCGCCGCATAAGGAATGACTGCAGGAATCGGCGTTTCGCTCTGGGCCGAGGGCACGATCTGGGTCATGATCGTTTGAGCAATGATGGTGAAGTCGCCCAGGGCTGCAGCTTTCTGCAAAGGCGTGACGCCCACATAACTGCCCGCGTCGGCCACCACTGTGTCACGCAGATGGGCGCTATTACCCTGGCGCGTGAACTGACGGCTGGCCGGGGAGCCCGTGAAGTCATAGCGCAAGGCGTCCGACAGCTCCATGGTCACGATCAAGGCCTTGTAGTCCTTGTCTATGTCGTAGGTGAAGGTGCGCTCCACGCTCGTCACGCGAATGGCGCGGACATACTGCTCCTGCTCGCTGGCCAGGCCTTCATTACCCACCAGCACCAGCGTCTTGCCCACGGCGGGCAGCTCGGTACCGGGGCGCTGGAAGATCTGAATGACGCGCTGACCCTTGATGTGGTTCTCATAGAGATAGCCCGCCCACTCGGCCCCCTTGTTCAAATAGGCCTCCAGCCGGGCCTGTGCCTGGGCGCGGGTGTCATAGACCCCGCCCGTGGCAAACAGGGTGATGGAGACATTGGGATCTTCAGGCGGCTTGGCCACGATGACATTGCTGCCCTGGTAGGTGTCGCGGTCTTGGGTATCCACGCCCACATGCACCTGACGCAGATTGGCGCGGCCCGTGGCGCGATCCATCTCGGAAATGTCAGGCATCACGGCGTTTTCTTGGCCGGACTCGATCACGACCGTGGACGGCCCGCCACCGCCCTCGGGCACATCGTCCATGACTCGGCTGGCTCGCAGCTGGATATCGCCTTGCAAAATGGCCATCGTCAAACCTCAATGAATCGGAAAGTGGTGAGATAGAGCTGCTCGGGCGATTCCTCGCCGTCCTGCAGCTTGAAAACGGGCTGACCTGTAAAGCCACCCTTGGCGTGGTCAAACATGACCTGGCGGGCCTGGCCACGCAGCACCAGAGTGAGCTGGATGCCAGGCAGCTCGGCCCAGGCCTGCAGCGTTGAGCACAGCGCCCGAGTGATCCAGGCGGCGGTCTCGGTGCCCATCAGCGTGATGGGGCGACCGGCCTGCTTTAAAGCCACATCGACCAGCAGCGCCCCGGTGGTGCTGTAGCTCGTGGCCTGGTCGACTGGGCTCCAACTGAATTCGTCCTGCCAATCCAGGCGGTCGCTGATATGAGCCGTGGTGCCGTTGTAGGTGAGCGTGATCATGAGGACGAGGCCCCTTTCTGGCGGCCCAGCTCCGTGAGGTATTGATGAAGCGAAGCTGCACCCGATGGGTCGGTATTGACCTGGCCATAGGGCTGGCCGTTGAGCTGCAGATTGATGGTGGAGACCTGGCGCGAGACCATGGCCTCCAGCGGCGTCTTGCTGGAGTTCTCCGCATTGCCGTTGCCCTTCATGGTGTTGCGCAGCTCCATGGCTCGCACTTCCCTGTCCCACTCGAACATCGTCATGTCATGCATGAAGTTGCCGAGCTGGCCACCGCTTTGCGTAGAAAACGGGTTGTCCCTGACGTACTGCTCTTTCCACTTGGCAAGCCAGGCATCAGCCTGGGCCTGACTTTCAAAGGCTGGAACGGCATCAGCGCCTCGGATGGTTCCCGCATTGCGCTTGGCCTCCATGAGCTGCAGCTCACGGGTGGCCAGCTCATTGGCTTTTTCCTGAGAGGCAATTTCTCGCTCACGCTCGGCGTTCAAGCGCTCCAGGGCCGTGCGGTGCTGGTCGATGGCATTGGCTGCCCGGCTGTGTGAGCCTGCCGAATCGTCGACCGAGCCCTTGAGCCTGAGCGTGGCCCGACCGGCGCTGTCGACCGCCACCTCGTATCCGCGCATGGCAGCCTCGGCCTGGACCCAGGCTGGCGCAATGCCCTTGTTGGCCGCAATCGCCGCATCGGCAGACTTTTTAAAGGCCTCGCCCATTTCACGGGCGCTGGCCGTGCCGCTGTCGCGCAGCACGTCATAGGCGGCTTTTGCATCGGCTGCCGTCTTCTTGAGCGTTTCATCCGAGGTAATGCCCAGCTGCTTGAATGCCTCGCGCACGCTATTAATGCCTGGCGTGGCGGCGTCCAGAGCATCCTTGAGCGCATCGGCTTTCTTTTTAGCTTGGTCAAGCAAGCCATCGGCCAGCGGCTGGCCCAATGCACCGCGCACCGATTCAATTTGCTCCCGAATAGCCTTTAATGCGGCTTCGCTGTCCGCGCTTTCAATGGCTTTGCTGAAACTCGCATTCAGCACTCGACCGGTGTCGACACCCTCTTCCTTCAGTTTGCCGAGTTGGTCAATAAGCGCCTGGGTGTCATTAATTGCGCTGCGAGATGCGGCGGCAATATTTCCCCGAAGTACGTCATATTCCAGACCAGCGCGTTTAATCGCTTCGGTCAATACCGCATCGGTTAATTGCGCCAGGCGCTGCGCTTCACGGCTACTGCCCAAAAATGCCGCTCTGGCATTGGCTTCGAATACCGCTAAATCCTTGCCCGATAACGCCTTGGCCCAAGCCGCCTCAGTTTCACTGGCCGTAATCTTTGCGGTCTCGCCCAGCTTATCCAGGGTGGCCGCAAAATCCTTGATGCCTTGAATCTTGGTTAAATCAAAACCTTCGGTGACGCTCTTTAAGGCATCAGCACTGGCCTTGCCGGACTTTGTGAGCTGTTCAAACTCGGCCACGGCATTACGCGCAGCCTTGGACAAATCAAAGAGCTTGTCTGCCGCGTCCTGGGTTTTCTGGGCCTCTGCGGCACGCGCTGCAGCCAATTCACGCGCCGCTGCGGCTGCGGCTTTTTCTGCCTTCTCCAGCTCTTCGGTGCGGTCCTTGTATCCCGCCAGCTTGGCCGCGCTCTCCCCAATCCACGTACCGATATCTTTGATGTTGGAAACAATGCCAACCAAAGTGAAAGTCTTGAGCCCACCCATGACCGCCGCAAAACGGCTGGTGCTGGCTGCAGCTCCTGCGGCTGCCGCCTGTGTGGCCACGAGCTGGGCATTGGCAGCAGCAATGCCTGTAGCGGCCACTTGTGTCGCTTGGCCAATGCCCAGAAAGTGCTGCGCCAGGCGCAATGCAGTGAATGCCGCCGCAGCCTGGCCTAAATCCATCAGCAGGCCCGCAATGCTCTGCAGGTTATTGGCCAGCAGTTGAATGGCTTTGGCCGCTGCAGCGCTGGCTCCATTGGCCTGGTCCACCTTTTGCACATATAGGGTCCACTGCGTGGACAGATCCTGCATAGCCCGCCCCACCGTGGGCGGCAAACGCTGGAACTCTGCGGCGACGGCTGCACTTTGGCCCTGCAAGGCAGCAATCACCGTCTGCGTGGTCAGCAGGCCGGACTCGGCCATCTTGCGCAGCTCGCCCGTGGTCACGCCCAGACCATCGGCCAAAGCGCGTGCCAGGCGCGGTGCCTGCTCCATGACGCTGTTGAATTCCTCGCCGCGCAGCACGCCGCTCTGCAAGCCTTGAATCAGTTGAGTAATGGCAGCAGAAGATGCCTCTGTGCTCGCACCGCTGATCTGAATCGTCTGATTAATCGTCTCCGTCAGACCCAGGCTCTGCTGGCTGGCCCTTTGTGCGCTAAGGCCTGCATCCAGGCCAGCCTGGGCAATGCGCGAAAACAAGACACCTGTACCTTCGAGAGCACTGTGAGTGCGCAGCGCAACCTCAGTCACCCCCTCCCAGGAGCGCTTGAAGTTCTCGCCTTCGCCAGTCACCAGCTTCATCCGGCCCTGCAGGTTATTCGCCTGATCCGCCGTTGCAGCAAGGTCAAACGCAAGGTTCTTCATGCCTTGCAAGGACTGCAGCCCTATATAGAACTTCTGCAACCGGTCCAGCTGCTTGCTGATGGACTCGACGCCATCACCGATCTGGCGGTGGCTGCGCACCATGCTGGCGGCGGCATTCTGAGCGCCTGCTGCAGCACCTTGGTGAGCGGGCACCAACGTGAGCACCGATTCACGGACTTGCTCCACCTCCTGGCGCAAGCGCTGCTGCGCCTGCTGGGCATTCTGGCCAGCGACGCCAAAGCGCTGCAGCTCACCTTGGGCCTGAGACAGGGCCTGTTTCTGCTGGTCAAAGGTGGAGCGGGCACTATCTGCTGCCGTATTCAGCTGCCGCAGCGCTGCTGCTTCTTTTTCTGTGGGCGGGCCAAGCGCCGAGATCTGACGACCGTAGTTTCTGGCCTCGGTCTCGGCCTGGCGCAAGCTGGTAGCCGATGACCTGGCCTCCGCCTCCAGCTTGGTGAACGTGGTGATCGCAGCGTCCTGCTGGGCCAATTCGCGCAGCTTGGCAGCCGCCGTGCGCGCCTCAACCGCAACCTCGCCCTCCAGGACCTTGGCAACATTCTCCAGATCGTCAGCCAGGCCCACGATGGACTCACGCCCCGTGACCCCGGTGTCGATCTGCAGGCTGATTTGCTTATCTGTCATGGATTCCTACAATGGGCGGATGACTCGTCTCATCGCCTTCATTGCATGCATCGCCTTCCTGGTGGGTGCAGGAGTGTCTGTGCGCGCAGGCATGGCACTTGCGGCAGTGGCCTATGGCCTGCTCGGTGCCTATGTCCTGTGGACCGGGCTGCAGATGCTTCTTGGCCCCAGACGGTGACGCTGCTTGAAAGCGGCTTTCAGGCATCACTGTCGGTTTTTGAGCGCCAACAAAAAAGGCCAGCGAGTGCTGGCCTTAGTCTTTTAAAGGGTCTGGTGCGGCGTCAGGTCTTGCGCACGCGGTAGTACTTGCTGATGCCGTTGCCCACCTTGGTGGAGTCCATCAGGACCGAGCCGGTCACCTTCAGATTGATGAACCCGCTTTCCTGCAGCAGCGCGATGGATGATGCCACGCCCTGGCTTGCTCGCCAAATTTCCACAATAGCCAGCTTGCCGTCATCGGCCTCGTTCAGCCCTTCCAGGATGATCTCCAGTTCCTTGGGCTTGGTGGTCAAGGCCTCGATCACGGCATAACCTACGTGAGAATAGGCAACCTTGACCTCTTCACCATCGGAGAGCCCTGTCGCGTCCTGGAACACGAAGATGCCAGCCGGGCGCACTTCATAGTTGCCTGCCGCAGGCACCACATCGCCAACGGTTTGGTATTTGTAGTTGACCCAGATGCCCTTGCCATCCGTCACATCGGGAGCAGCAGGATCGAGCTGGATACCTGCCGCCGTGACCGAGTAGTTCCCCGCCATGGTCAGTGCGGTGGCCGTGGCCACACTGTCACCGATGCGCACCGTCACGTCCGTGGCCCCCGTATGGGCCAGCGCTACCAGGTCGCCCTTCTTGACGTCCAGATGCTCTTCATCGGTCACGGTGGCCGAGCCTTGTGTCGTGCCCTTGGTCAGGACGACATTGCTGGGCTGCAGATGCTTGGTGCGCAGCAAGCCGCCTCGCGTCACCTTCAGGGTCTCATTGCTGGTCTGGCCCTGCTCCACTCCGCTGACCGTGCCCTGCGTGGCCCGCGCCAGGTTGATCGGGTTGATGTCGGCCAGCGTCATCGCCAGCTCCACTTCCGTGACGCGGCGGATCTCGGAGTGGGTGCCGCCGCCCAGCGTGGTCATATTGGGTTGCTTTTTCACATCCTCCTTGTGCGACAGCTCGGCAGCCAGCACGTTGCCAATGGGCAGCGGCGCACTGGTGCTGCCGTACTCGCGGGCATAGATCTGGCCGACCAATGCGGCAGGGGCAAAAATGCGTTTGATGACGTCATCAGACATAGGTCAGTCCTTTGTGTTGACAGGTTGAGGTGCGGTTTGAGTTGTGGATGGAGCGGGTGCGGCGACACCCATGGCCTCCAGCCATTGCGCGGTATCGGGGTGCACTGAGATCGCTGAGCCTGGCTGGAGCACAGAGCCCAGATGCTCGTGCTCCGCCATCAAGGTCACAGAGACCATGGCGGGCTGGGCCGGTGCGGCCTTGCGGCGGGAGCTGGGTTTCATGGCTTCCTCCATTCCACCCAACTGCGGGTGCTTATCTCCAGCATGGCGCTGTGGCACAACACCCCGGCAAACATGACCGGGCCAGCGCTGGCCACCTGCACGCCGCGCTCCTCCTGAGTGGAGCCGCCCAACATGCCGGGCAAGCCGAGCGTGGTGTCCACGCGCACGGCAGAGCGGATGCGCTCGACCAGGTCGTCAAATATCAGCTCACTTTCCACGGCATCTTTAAAAGCCATGTAGCCACGGATCAGCCAGCGGTGCTCATTGAGAATGCGTCCATTGGCGTTGACCTCGGTGGTCGCAGTGCGGCGCACATACCAGCCACGGATATGCGGCTCCAGGCCGAAGGCATCGTCGGCCTGTGCCGGGCTGTACAGATAGAGCTTGCGAAACTCCGCCTCACTGGCGGCAAAGCGCTCCCGAGAATGAACCATGCCCACGGCAGGCACTGCGGCCAGGACGGCCAACAGCGCCCTGCGGGCAGCAGACAAAGTGGCGGCAGTCATGCCTTGCCTCCTGTGATGAAGTTGAGGATCTGGGCGGCAGCGCCTTCAAACATCGCGATGACCTGGCCGCGCGTGGCCAGGGCCGCCCGCTCCATGGGGCGCTGCGGGGCAGTCCCTTCGCGCGCAATCTTTCTGGCAACCAGGAAGGCCACCCGTTTGACTTCCTTGGGCTCACGAATGCCCAGCACGGCCTTAACCCAGGGTTCGATGGCCTTGATTGGCGGCATGTGGGGCTGGGTGCCCAACTCAATAAACAAGGCCGTGGGCTGGCTGCTGCCCACAATGCCAAGCACCCCTGCAGGCGTGCTGGCCACATCGCTGGTGATGCTGCGGGCCGTGATGCCACTGACGCGCGGCATGTTCTCTTGCCACTCGCGCTGCACCAGCAGCGTGGCCTGGTGCATGGTGGTCTCCAGCACCTGGCGGGTGTAGTCAGGCTCCTGGCGCAGGCCGCGCTCGATGGCGCTCAGATCGCCCAGGCTGATGTCGAGGTTCATAGGCCGCCCCTGCTCACCAGACGGTGGCGCGGATTGCGGCGCGGCCAGCTCACGACTGCAGACACTGCAGAGCCGGCGACCGCATCCTGAAGCGCCGGGTCCAGTTGCCCGATGCCTGCAAAATAGGCTGCGCGGTAGTCCTTGGCGCGGGCCGCATAGTTGCGCGAGCGGCTCTCCGTGCGAGACATGTCCGAGCCGAGCGTGGTCTCACGATCGCCTGCAAAGCGCGTGGCCAGTTGCTGGCAAAGCAGATGGGCGGCAAACGACGCCACTGCCAGACGGTGACGCTGGGGAATGCTGTCGGCGGTGGCGTCCAGCGCATGGGGAAGCAGAAAACTCACCCGGACCAAGGCATTGCCAGGCAGCGCGTGTACGCTCTCCAGACCCCAGCCGTTCGCCGCTCGGTAAGCATCCGCTACCACCAGAGAGGCTGGACGCCGCCCCACCGCAAACTCCACGGACTGGATGACCGCGCTATCCGACCAGCCTGCAGGCACCGGACCAAAGACGCCAGTGGCAGGCCACACCACCTCCTCCAGCTCCAGGCGCGGCACGTCTTCGCTGTAGCGCATCCGTGCCTGGTCGAGGGCACGGTCACGCACTTCAGTGGTGATCACATCGTCCTGGTCCGAGACCATGTCCTTGAGCAGCTTCTGAAAATCCTCAAGCGCCACGATGGCTCCTAGTGTTTAAAGAGGGAATGAAAAAATCGACCATGGGTTTGCAAAGGCTCCTGACTAGGCTGGTGGCTTTGCAAACCCGCCCCGCTTGGGGGCAGGTCTGGATGGCTCTGACGGGCCGGGCGAGTTACGCGACCACAGCCTTGGTCGTGCCCTTTTCACCGTCGACCAGGACGGTGCCGCCGTAGATGTGGCGGATCTTGTAGGTCAGCTTGTCGTTGCTGAACATGGAGCCGCCGTTGGGCTGGTCCTGCACAAACAGCTCGGGCTCCTCCTGGCCGTCGAGGAAACCAACCTCCAGCACCGGCAGCACCACAGGGTCAGCGACCGTGCACCAGTCGTTGGCATCCGTCCAATAGCTGACAGGGATCACCTCGGGGTTGATGGTCTGAACAAAGGTCTTGTCCAGGTTCTGGCCACGCACAAACAGGTCATAGGCGGTTTCCTGCAGCTCGAACGGCACCAGGATCGCCGCTGGACCTGTGGCCAGACGCTTGGCGCTACCCGCACGGGTCTGCTTGAGCATGGCCAAACGATGCGCCGCAAACTCGGCAGCCGTCAGTGCGCCCGTGAACAGGTTGTTGTGATCGGCGTGGTACAGCGCCTTGGCGTCGTAGATCAGGCCGTTGACGCGGAAGAAGTCGAACACGAACTCATAGAGCGTGTTCTTGGCCGCCAGCGCCAGCTCGGTGGGAATGCGGCGCAGCGCCTGGACATCGTCGTTCTTGATCGCTTCCAGCGTCACGTCCTCCGTGCCGCCGCGCTTGCTCACCGCAAAGGTAGCCTTGTCATCGCCAGGCGAGCCCAGCGGCTGATAAGGAGCCCCCTGCGCGACCGCAGGCAGGTTGCCATAGCCACCGATGCGGATGCGTTCTTGCGTGCGGAAGTCTTTGATCGGTGCGGTCGTGGCCACACGTCGCCATGCGTCCAGGTTGGTCAGGCCGGTGTAGACCGCCTGCATGCGGCGGGTGATGCTGTCGCCCAGCGCATCGCTCCAGGTGCTGCTGGTGACCGACTCACGCATGACGCCCAGGCTCTCAGCCATGCGGCCCAGATCGCAGTCACGGATCTGGCCGGTGACACGGCGGTCGCCCGTGATCTCGATATAGCACTCGCGCAGCGACTGCACATTGCGGTGCTCCTTGTGCGTGGGGTCGAAAAACGCCGTCAGCATCTCGCGGATGGACACGCTGCGGTCTTCCACGTTGATTGAGCCATTACCGAACGCAGGCACACGAACCGTGCCGGACTCCGTCATACGGGCGATGTAGTCGCCTTCTGCCTTGATCAGATCACCCACGGCGGCTTCAGTCAGGCGATCAGCGCCAGCGGTGGCCACCTGGGTCAGCAAGCGCTCCTTGGCTGCATTCGGGAGCTTGGCGGCATTGATGCGCTCACGAGCCGCGCCGCGCAGTTCAAACACCTGCAGGTCGGCGCGGGTCAGCGGCGCATCGTCCGCCTGCGCCTCGGTCACACGCTGCGTGCCAGGCTCAGGCACCAGCGGGCCGCAAACGGCTTCATGCAGATTGACCACCTCGTCGTCGGTGATCGTGTCCAGTTTGATGGCGGCATGCTTCGCCGGGTCTTTGGCCTTGATGGCCTCCAGCATGCGTTGCTTCCACAAAGGCATGGTTTGGCTTCCTTCTTGAGATTCAGGGGGAGAGGTACTTGGATCGGCAGCGGCTTCGGTCAGACGGTCCAGGCCGCCGCCAGCGCCTGGCTCGACAATCAGGTCCACCGAGTGCACCTTGGTGAAGGTCACGGCTTCGCGCAGGGTCTCGCTGCCATTGCGGCGTTGGCGAGTTCGGGCATCAGCATCGATCGACAAGCCCAGCAGACCCTGCATGCCCCGTTTGACGGAGCCGACCATCTTGGTGACCGTCGAGTCGCTGGGGTCGATGGCTTTAAAGGTGCCGACCAGGCTGCCGGAGTCGGGCGTCTTGCCCTCGACAAAGCGCACGCTGTAGATGCCGCCGATCAGATTGCGCACGTCCTTGCCCTTGCCTGCGCTGTGATCAGCATCAGACTTGGCGAACACGCGCACGCCCTCAAACATGGGGGCCGCTTCGCGCAGTGCCTGGTCGGGGTAATAGTTGCGGTTGCCGCTGCGGCCCGCACGGATCAGCGTGACCTCGATCGTGCCGTCCTGGGCTTCACGGAAGGCTGCCGCTTCCTGAGATTCGCGCACAACTGAAGCAGCGGCGGGATCGGCGGCTGGTGCAGTGCTCACCGGCTGAAACTGCGCCACAACCTCTTCGGCCTCGGCCAGCACAACGGCGTTTTCTGCGCTGATCGTGTAGGCGTAGCTGTAAAGACGGCCCTTGTACTGCACCACCGCCCGGTCAGGCCAGATGCCGCGCATGTCCACGTAGTAGTCGCTGTTGAGGGTTAGGCGCAGCTTGTCTCGTACAGCCTGGCGCACCAACTCAATCAACTGACCATATTCAGAAGTGACCGCCTCCGTCAGGCGATCAAAGCCCGTGCCGTGAGGGATAAGCTTGAGCATGGCTTATTTGCCAGTCAGCTTCTGACCGTCCACAGTCACCACGACGATGTGAGTGCCGTAGTCCTTGAAGGACAGCACTTCATCAGCGGAAACCGCGAGACGCTTTTCTTTGAACTTGTCCTTGCCTTCTGCAGGCTCCAGGACGATGCGCTGGACGCGCTTGGCAGCATCGGCTGCCGTCAGCTTGGTTTCTTTTGTCTCGGATTCGGACATGAGCCACTCCATCGAAGGTGAGCCGCAGGGGCGCGGCATTGCGATGGAGTGACTGTGCCCAGAGGGACATAAAAAAATAAGGCCCGCAAATGCTGGCCTCATCTTGCTGTACGTCTCACCTCGTACTAGGTAGATATCTACTCGAGTTCAACTCGAGTGTAGAGCGCGTTCACAACGCAAACAACCGCCAAAGGCTGTTCAGATCACTTGCGCTTCTTTGAGTCGTCAACCCAGAAGCGAAAGACTTTGCCATTCCTTGGATAGATCGTGCGCCCATTCTTTACGATGTAGCGGCACACCACCCAATGGCCTCCAGAGCGTGGAGCAGTCATGGGAACCTTTCACACGGACATACCGTGAAAGGGTTGCCAGGGGTTGCCGGTTGCAGCGCCAGACCTTGAGACGTAGAATCCCTTGGCCTTTCCCTTCAAAGAAAGCACCGCCGATGCCTCACCCGTAATCGGCACCAAGGTGGCGGAAGCTGGTAACTTCCGCCACCAACCTTGGTCAGAACAGGTCCATTTGTCCTGGATGGGAACGCCAGTGCTGGCTCACCGTTTCCCAACGCCCGAAGCGACGACGGGTGTAGCGGCGAACAAACACAGGTTTGATGCGTGTGTAAGACATCTATCTTCCTTACCGAAATGATTGAGAAGTTTTGGCTTGCCTACACGCGCTGAACTGATACAGTCCGTTCCTGTCTTCCCCAAGACATGCGTGCGTAGTTGGTTTGGTAGACCTCTATTCACCATTCCATAGAGTCCCAAAGTGTTGGTAGCACTTTCGGGGCTCTTTTCTTTCGTGAGTTCAGTCATTCTCTGAACCTCACGCTTGCAGCGTCACGGCTTACACCAAAACGCTCCATTACCTCCTCTAGGCTCCTGCAATCTTTTAGATGTACTTCGTCTATGAGCAAAGCACTGGCAAATGTATTTGCTTGCCACTCGCTGTTGCAGTAGATCTTGGTGCTACTGGTCATAGCTCGAGCAAAGCCAATACGCGTGTGCAGGAACAGATGTCCAAGTTCATGCGCGCCAGTAAACCGATCTCTTCCTCTGCCCATACACATACCGTCGTAAACGTCGCGCCTGAGATAAATACGCCGCTTATCTGGGTACGTCTGCCCATGATCTTCCCCCATCTCCCAAGGCTCCTTAACCTCCATTTCAAAACCTGGAAGAAGGTCCGGCAAAAGCTCGTAAACCACTCCAATCGGTAGCTTTCCCTCTCCTGATATGAGTTGTCCAAAGACCCCTCTTACAGAGGTCGCAAGTTTGCAAATGTCCTCCTTGCGTCTAGGAGGAACGATAAAACCGGGATGACCCATACTTCTCCTTTCGGGCTCATTGATGTTTATCGAATACAGACATTAGTTGAGAAATCTCTGTATGCGACAGTTGGCTGAAATTTCTGGCGAACGCGACTGCAAGTTCAGTTGCATCTTCTCTAGAGTCGAGAGTCAAACGAACTTCCTTTTTTGTTTGATTTGCCAGTTGTATGAACTTCTGCTTCTGCTGATTCACTTCTTCATAGACATTCGCCAAACGATCAACCAAGTCATCAGGAGCTGCCTTTTTTCCAGTCTCAACCGACGACAACATTGCCGATGAGATGCCAATAGCAGTTGCCATATCAAACAAGGTAATACCAAGATCGAGGCGGATTTTTCTCAGTTCCTTTCCAAAATTAGTCATGTGTTACTCCATTCAGATATCAGTGAAGACATGTGCTCTTCCGATTTTTGGTCTCCGCCACATTTGCCAATGACATGCATGCACGCATGCTTCATCAACTTCTGTGGTCTACAGCCGGGCTCACGAACACTATCTGTTCGTGGCGATCGCTACAAAATCTCTGTTTTTTCACAATCGCGAAGCCAATTTACCATACCAGTAAATTGGCTGCAAGATTTTGTGAAACAAGATGCAACCCAAGGCCACAGACTCAGGAGCGCGATGCGCTTCGGTTGAGGAGCCCTTTAAACTGGCTTTAAACGGCCCCGCAACAGCTAAGTGCTCTGGCACTTAGACGCTGATGACCCGCGCACCTTTTAAAGCTGCTGCGGCCCCTTCATTGCGACCGCCCCCCAGCCCTCTTCGCCGCTTGATCCAGCACAGCCTTATGCGCATCAAGCTGCAATTCACGCTCGGTGAAAGGCTTGGCCCCTGGCGTCATGACCTTCCAGGTCTTCATCCAAGGGATGGAAATGCACCCGCAGTGAATGATCTGCTCGACGGGAGCCCTGGGGTCATGTGGGCACTGCATCTTGTCGATGCCGCCGCCAGGGTTGGGCACCTTGAAAGGCTTGCTGGCTTCCACGACCTGGCCGTCGATGATGTCGTGATTCCAGCGGCTGTGTATCTTGCCGCTGCGCCGCCACTGCTTGCCCAGGCCTGGCACCAGGGGCTCGGCCTGTTGCAGGCGTTCATTGGATGCCACAGCAAATGCCCGGCTGACTTCCGTGCGAACAATCGTCGCCGCGCGCCTGGGTGACTCGGCCCCGAGAATCTTCTGCACTGCCTGGATGGCCTGGTATGGCGTCTGCGCGCCAATGGTGGTCTGGCCCAACTGCTGGCCAATCTTGCGGGCGGCTTCGTTGCCCACGTCCTTGAGCCGCAGCGAGCCGAAGGCTTTCATCTGCTTGAGGACGCCCACATCGAGCTGGGCCAGTTGCAGCTCCACGCGGTGGCCAATGATGGCCAGGGGCTTGTCTACGAAGTCCTCCCCCAGGGTCCAGGCATCCTGCATACGCATTTCAAATACGGCACCTGCGCGGCTGGTGGCTCCGGTCAGGACGTCCTCGATCTGACCCAATAAGCGCGAGAGCTGCAGTTGCTGCCAATCGGCAGGCAAGCCTGCCAGCGTGACCAGGATCTGGTCGCGAGCCTCTTTGAGCAGCAGCAGAACCTGGGTTTCTCCAGTCAAGAGCAACTGGGCACGCTCGCGCAAGCGCCGGGCCAGCTCTGCCTCAAATGCTTTATCAGGCTTCTGGCCCAGCTCCTTTTCGCTTTTTGCCTTCTTAGCCATGGTTCTGACCAGATGCCTCAGCCCGTGCTGCAGCCAGATCTGCAGGCAAATTGGTGAACACGTCTTCAGCGTCTCGCTTGGCCTTACGCTCGGCAGCTTCCTTGCGTGCGGCCTCCAGCTCGGCCTTGGCATCAAAGTCCTGGCCAAAGCGCTGGGCCACATCGGCCACGATCTTGAGGGCGGTCTCCTCGGTCATCAAGCCGGCCTCGATCATCTGCACCACGGACGCAGCCAGAGTTTGCATGGCGCTGGCAAATTTGGTGACATCACGGTTGAGCAGTTCAGGGAAGACCGCCGTCACCTGCCATTTCTCTTCTGACCAGTCCGGTGTCACGCCTTGGGTTCGTGCCTGGCACAGCAATACATGGCGGCCAATCTCCTCCAGCATGATCTTGAGGAAGGACTGGCGCATGCTGTACATCTTGAAGGTGGGCTCACCCATCTCAGAGGCAGCAGCTCGGTTCACATCCCCGCCACCACCAAACCAGTGCTCTGGCATGGTGCTGCCGCCGAGCACATGGTTTCTCAGCAAGCGGGCGCTCTCGCTGGTGTCGGCTGCCTGCAGGCTAGGGCTCTTGGCTTCCAGGGTGACGCTGTCGTTATGGACGAAGGTGCTGTTGGGCGCAGGTGGCACAAAGGTCTTCTCGTATTCCTTGACCTTGGTGTCATCCGCGCCCTTCAGCTCCACATCCCAGACGAAAGAACGCAAGTAGCCGATACGGTCCAGCTCGTTGAACAGGAACTCGTCATAAGCATCGAGCCAGTCCATCTGCCCCAATAGGTCAGAGCGACCACGGCTGCCGTTGGGAAACTTGTTGAGCTGGTAGAGCAGACACTCACCGTCTGTAAATTCATCAGCGCGAATGCGGCAAGTGTTCTCACTGAACAGCTCCGCGTCCTCGCCCAGGACGATCACTCTGTATTTATATTGACGCCCTCGGTTGTCGCGTTTGGTGATCACACCAATGGGCTGCTCAGGGTTTCCAGGGTCATTGACCACGGTAGCGATCTGGCGCGGGTCCAGATAACCCAGCCGCACAAAGCCGTCGCCGTCGCGCACATTGGTGATGTAGCACTGCTCACCCAGCAGGCCCAGGGCGCGCACCCTGCCCTGCAGCTTGAGCGGCCAGTTATTGATGGGATCAGTCCAGAACGTATTGAGCAGCGCCTGGTGCTCATCGTCCTGGCACTGCAGAGAGACGCCCTCTGCCAGCAAATAGGCCAGGGGCAGCTCGGTCAAGCGATTGGCCAGCAGATTGCTTTGCCACAGATATTCAGCCAGCTTCTGCATGCGGTCCTGGGCCATTGGTGCCAGGTCGCGGTCGTTCAAGCTATCGAGACCGCCACCGCTGAGCTTGCGCCACCCTTCATCACTATTGCCCTGTGCACTGGCTGCTTCACGCATGGGCTGGGTGTGAAGTGCCTGGTCTGCGTCTTGTGCGACCGCTGCCTGGTCAAAACCCAGAAAGGATATGAACCGGCTCCATGCCTGGGGCTTCATGTATTTCTCCTGAACATTCGTGAGGCCTGGCGGGCATAGCGCTCGCGGGCGGTCTGTACTTGGTGGTTGTTGCCGCCCTGGGTGGCCGCGGCTATGCCACCAGTGACGGCCAGCATGTAGAGCATCTGGACCATGTCAGGACCATCGTCGTGGTCGGCCTTGGGAAAATGCCTGAACTGGTCAATCAGCGTGGTCTGGCTGCTGTGCACACGGATCAGGCCGTTGTGCATATGAGGCTGCAGGCTTTCAATGCGCAGCAGCTTGTCGCTGATGGGCAAGAGCGGACGAGCCGGCACCGGGACACCCTGCTGGGCGCTGCGCTTGACCAGCTCAGTGCGCAAGAATTCTTGGAACTGCACGGATTCGAAGCCCCAGACAATGCAGCAGTACTCGCGCTGCATCTCGATCACGTCGCTGATGATGCGATCGGGTACGCGCTTGCGAATGGCCGCCTCGACCACATCCATGATCCCGGTCTCACGGTTGTAGCCGCCGACGCCAATGGCGCTGGGGTCGCGGCTATTGCCAGCCCTGCCCAAGCTGGGGTCGCATGCACCGTAGAACACCCACTCAGCCAGGCGGTTGACCCAGAAGCGGATGGAGTTGGCGAATGGCGCATCCTCCCCGGCTGTCGGGTCGTTCTGCTGCTCGGAGTCAAAGGCCGAGTGCCCTTCACGGGCGCGGCGGATCATCAACTTGACCAGGGGGCGCAGCGCTGGCCAGGACACCTTGCTGCCTTTTTCCATCTCCGCCTGATGCTCTCTATATAGAGCCATGGCGGCAGCCTCGCCCTCCTGGGGCGTGTCGGCATTGAGCAGAAAGCCCTCGAACTGCTCCCACAGATCCATGCGCTCGGGCCACTGGATGATGGCTTTAAAGACTTTGCGATTCCACAACGGGTTCTTGAGAAAACGCGCGAGCACGCTGTCGTAGTGCAGCACTGTGCCCACCAGGATGGCGTCCATGGAGTCATCGGGCGGCCCCAGGGACAGCACGCTCTTGGTCACAAAGGCCTGCAGCTTGTCGCGCTGGGCTGGAGTGTTGACGTTCTCGTCGTTCTCGATGTCGTCGCAAATCGCCAGATCTGGGCGGTGCGCACCGTGGCGGCGGCCCCGGATCTTCTTGCTGGAGCCGAATGCCTCGACCTTGCGACCGTTCGCCGTCACGATCACGCCTGCCCGCCAGACACGACCCTGCCCGCAGGCTTCGGGAAAGTCGTTGGCAATGCGTGGATTAGCTTCCAGCTCAGCCTTGATGGCCTCCAGCATTTCTGCAGCCTGCTCAAAGGCATCCATCACGATGATGGCGTACCACTTGGCCCCCGTGACCAGGCACCAGGACACAAAGCTCATGCTGATCTTCGTGGACTTGGCCTCACCACGCGGGGCCGCAATGGCGTCGCGCTGCCCCGCCGCAGTGTTCACTATCTCAGGCAGGCGCTTGTATAGGTACTTGTGCAGCTCGCTGGGCTCGGCCCGGCCATAGTGCGGAAAGTAGTTGCGGTCCCAATACTCATAGCCATTGACTGGGTCGCAGACCTTGCGGCGGCGCTCGGCAATGGCGGCAGGATTGGTGTCCCAGCCATCCAGGTTGGCGTCGATCTGCTTGCGCAGGTCATCGGCAAGCGCTGTCAGGCCCGCCAGAAAATCCTTGCTGTTCTTGGCCATGGCTATTTCACCTTGGCAAGCTCTTCGCCAAACGGCTCCAGCATCTCGACCAATGCGACCAAGTGCTGCGGATAGCGCTGCTGGGCAAACGCGGCAAAGCGTTGAAGGATGTCCAGCTGCACTGCCTGGCGGTTCAGCTCAGGATTGAGGCGCTTGAAGCTGGACATGGTCTTGTTAAAACTGTCGCTCATGCTGGCCAGGGTCTCGGCGCGATCGCGCGGCCCCATGTCCTTGGCCTCGCGCAACAGATCCATGGTGGCCTGGTGCTGAATGAGGTAGTCCTCCAGCAGCTTGGCCGAGAGGTTCTTGAAGTTTTCATCGCCCATGGCTACGGCAGCTCGGGCCGTCTCCCAATCGTCGCCCTTGTCTGCCGCCTCCTGCTTCCAGCGATTGCCGGTGCTGCGAGGCACGCCGAGCTTCTTGCAGGCCGCTTCCATGGCCATGCGCTGAAACACATACAGGCCACGCAGCTGGGTACGTTTTTCTTTGCCGTGCGCCATTAGTTCCCCAGGCCCCCGCCACGAAAATACGTCTTGATGCCCTCGACGATCAAAGCCGTGCCTACCGCCACGGCACCGCCTGACACCGCGCCCGCGACCGCAGCCTTCTTCTCGACTTCGCGCAGCCGTGTATCAATGGAGTTGAGCCGCTGATCCACACGCTCATCCAGCTCTTGAATGCGTTGATCCTGGCGATTGAGATGCGCAGTGATGCCGTCCAGCTTGCCGTCGATCTTTCCCAGCAGCATCAGTTCGTCTTTTTCGAGTGACATGGTTCCTCTGTTTTTTGTGGCGAGTCATGGGTGCAGCAGCAGCGACCGGCAGGACGCATAGGCCGCATTAAGGGTTTCGATCTCCTGAATCACTCCTGCAAGGCGTGCAGAATTTGCTGCTGGAAGTAGCCCGTAGGCCTCGGCTGCGTCTGCTGCACCAGGCTCGGTGCTGGCGGCTTGCTCACCTGTGGCGCGACAACCACCTGCCCCACTGGCAGCGGGCTGGGAGACGATGCGCACCCGCACAGGGCGCTGCTCAAGCTCACCAGTAAGGCGAGCGATTTCTTGGACTGCCTGGGCATCGGTTTTTTCCTGCTGTTGGTAAAGCTGATCCAGCCTGGCTTGAGCAGCATTGCGCTCAACTGTCAGGCGCTCCAGTTCGGCCTTAGCGATACGGTTCTGGGTGGTAACGCTGGCCTGCAACTGCTGCAGCTCGGTGGCAACTGCCTGAGACTTGGCCTTGAAGTGCCACATGCCCAAAGCAAGCGCCAGACACAACAGCAATGCCAGCGCCAGCAGCCCTGGGGCGATGGATTCCAGAAAACGCTTCATGGCTGCGCCTTCCAGGTGCCAGTGGCAAAGTCATAGTTCGCACGCAGCAAAGCCACGCCTAGCAGGCAATCAGCGCGCTCTTTTAAACGGCGGTTGTAGAGGCCCTGGACAAAGCGGTACTCCCACTCGCCCTTGGCATTGCGCTTGCCGGTCTTGGTGTAGCTCCAGACAGGCATGCCACTTGGCGCGTGTGCCAGCGCATCGCAGGCTTCTTCGTAGCGCTTCGCATTGAGCAGGCCCATGGCTCGACTGGCGCAGGTCGACGGTTCACCGTTGTTGTGGCCATGGCTGGAGAAGGCATCCAGAACGGGCTGGGTCACCGGCACCTTGATGCAGTCAAGTACCTTTGCCTGCCCCTTGGCCAGCACCTGACTGCCCACGGCCATACATTGCTCGTCGGACCAGTAATCGCTCAGCACCACCGGCACCGGGCTGGCACCCCTGGTCAGGCCCAAGCAGGCCGTAGGCAAGCCTGCCGCCAGTGCATCTGCATAGACCACGTTCTTGAATTGCGGCCTGCCATCGCGCTTGGCAGGACCATCCTCGTAGGCCGAGATATAGGTGACATACGCACCGCCACCCAGCACGAGTGGGATGCCGAAGCGCAGAACCGTTTTACCGAGGGAGAGTGTGTTTGCCATGCCCTCGACTTTCGTGGGGCACACACAAACAAAAAAGGCCCGCAAATGCTGGCCCGAAAAATTGAAAGAATCTTAACTGCTCTTAAAAATACATAACCAATGTGGAGTCCGTCAAGATACCTCGCGTCTTACACGCCTGAAGGCAGCTCATCGATTTTATTAAGCCAAGCATCAAAGTGCGGACAACTTTGTCGCATTGCATCTATTCCTATTTCTGCAGCGATCAATGGTCCATGAAATGTTTTCTGATAATTGGGCATGGCAGAAATAATTCTCTTAGATGGAGCAGTTATTGGACTGTCATTAATATCTTCCGGCTCCTTGTCCTCTCGCACGCGACTTAAAGGATCTATTACGCTATCGTCATCAGTCCACTGAGTAAATACTTCCAAATTTACAAATAAAAGAGCTTCAAATTCGTGAACAATTATGTTAGGTATAAAGTTATTTTTTCCAATATCCAGAGACCATTCTTGCTCTATTAAATCCGCTTTATCATTTCCATTTCTTTTAAATTGGAAAGTAGGGTGATTCTTGCCAGGAAAATCTACTGGCAAACCATAAAGATCAAAAATTGTAGTTACATAAGCATTACCATGCTGCCTACATAATCTATCGATTTGAGGTTTTATTTTTGCGTACTTACTAACGCCACCTTTGTGTCCTGGACTTGTGGAGACTATTATTGGATACAAGTATTTTTGCTGTCTGAGATAATACGGAGCCAAACATTCATTCACAAATATTTCTTCAGTTTGGCCCTCAACCAATATGTAAACACGAGTCATCTCCCTGGCCTCCCACCCAGATGATTCATTTTCCATAGCTCTCCCAGAGAATAGTCTTCCAACCACTCAGACATAGCATCTACATCCACCAATCGAAAAACTGATGCACCATTTTTCTTGTCCGTAATGATCAAGTCTTCAGGGTCGAAATGATTAACGAGCTCTACGGATTGAGTAGATATGATTAATTGATGATCCTGAGCAGTTGAACTAATTAATCCAGCCAATATCTTTATAGCAAATGGATGCAATCCAAGTTCAGGTTCATCAATCAGAATAGTTTTCGGCATAAAACGCTCAGGCTGCAATAGAACTGTTGCCAGACAAATAAACCGCAACGTTCCATCTGACAGCGCACTTGCCGTAAAGGGAATATCTTGACCTACCTCTGTCCACTCAAGTTGAATTGACTCCTTATTATCAACTGTAGGCCGAAGGTAGAAATCGCCAAAAAATGGAGCAACCAACCGAATTACTTTTACTATTCGTTGATAGTGCTCTTCATGATGACCTTTTAAGCGCAGCAAAAATGCTGCAAGATTTTTCGCATCATCACGCAAGTATTCATTGTCATTAATACTATGGACTTGCTTCACATACGCACTTGCACTGGTATCATGAAAATGATATATGCGCCAGCTTCGCATAGCCGGAACGACATGCTGGTAAATTCCAGTTCTCGAGCGCTGCTCCTCAGCATAGGTCTCGAAATGTCCACTTGCAGCGCGCCAGTCACCATGAAGCTCCCACCAAAGAGCCTCCTTGGAAAACATCATTCGATTGTCAACAGTGGGCTTTAATGTAAATCTGTATCCATTCTGCCCAAAATACATCTCGGCGTGTAGCTCTTGAGTCTTTTTTCTCCCAAAATGAAGAAGAGCATCTGGACCACCATTAATTCCAACTGTCGTTTGAAGCTGTTTATCTAGGATTCGACTAATAAGACGAAAGAAACCAATAAAATTTGACTTACCTGCTCCATTCGCGCCGATTAGCACATTGAGACGATTTAATTTCAAATCACATTGTGCAATTGACTTATATCCTCGCAGAACTATTCGCGAGATCTGCTCAGGATTATTGACTGGCTTAACGTTGTTCATATATCCATTTTCCTACACGTTCACGCTTGTTAGCCGTTGCATCGAGAGAAATGAGAAGTGAGTCATCACAGTCAGACCTCTCCCCCATGCCAGACAACACGCCCCGTTATGCGGAGGCGATTAGCAGCTTCTCCTTCAAGTGCTTGAACTGGGTAGTCTGGGTTGTAACTGATAACCCTTACGCCACCTGTATTGAAATCACGTTGAAGAAGCTTTACGTAGTCCTCTCCCTCCAGCTCTATCACGTAGACACCATCGTGCGCGAGAGTGTTGACGGACGTGTCAACCAGTAGAACATCGCCGTCATTGATGCGGTCAGACATCGAGTTGCCACGCACCCTGACGATCCGCGCATTATTACGGTTCAGGCCTTTGGAACGCAGCCAGGCTGTACGAAACGCTAAACGTCCCAGAACCTCCTGCTCTCCATTGGTTGCACCATTTCCCGCGCTCATACAAGCGTCCAGCACCTCGATCTGAGTGAACTCGCCATCATCTTGGTAGCCCTGAGTCGACTCTGCTCGGCTTCCTACACCAGCCTGCGCACTGAAGTGCTCAACGGTACGACCTGAGTGCCTTGCAGCTCTCAATAACTGCTTTACAGGTACTTCACCCCGCTTACGCCAAGTTCTAACCGTTTCAGGCTGAACCTCCATCAAGGCCATCCATCCGGGCCCCAATGCGTCTGCAATGCGGGCAACAACTTCGTCTACTGAGGGCAATGCGGAGTTTTGAGGATTTTTTTGCATAGAGCTATTGACTGCGTTTCATTTTGAACCAAGAATACGGTTCAAGTTGAAACGTTTCCTTTTGAACCAATAGCGTAGCAGCAAATGCATCCAGAACAAATTAAAGCTGAGATCCGTATGCGGGGAACGACACCGGCCGCCATGGCCGATCAGTTGAGCCTTTCACGCATGACCGTTAGCAACGTCATACATGGTCGGTCAACTTCGCGACGCGTTGCCGATGCCATTGCCAGACTGATTGGACAACCCATCAATCGCATCTGGCCTGGTCAATACGAACCACATCGTACGAACAGATTGAAACGCCGGGGGCAAGAATGAAGCCTCGCCTCAAGCTAACAAGCGATGGACATCTGGTCGTGCTCATCTCTGGGTTGAACCCATGGGGAGAGATCAGTGCTCGTAAATACATTCAGGAGCATTACGGCTCGCTCCACGGTTTCGCGCGTCAGTACCAGCTTTCGTACAACGCGGTTTGCAAAGCGCTGCGCCCCATTTACCGGCCTGAACGAATGGCAGGTCAGGTTGCTAAGGTTAGAGCTATCCTAGGACTTGAATCGCAACCTACTGCCCAAGCGCTACGCGTTGCAAGCAAGCAGGAGCGCCGCCCATGACATGGCTCACTGCCCGAGAAATCGCGGGCCTGCCCTGCTTTGCCATGTCTGAGCGAGCAACGCGTGACAAGCTGACCCGCTTGAGCATCCCACATCGCCCACGTCCTGGCCGTCAGGGTGGCGGCGGCATGGAGTACGACTGCTCTGCTCTTCCCGAAGAGACCCGCACAGCCATAACTGCCCGAACGATTCAAGCCGCTGGCGCGAGGGCACTTGAAGTGGTGGATACGCCTCCGGTTCGCAGCTTCTTGCCGCCTACCACCACCGCGTCAGTCCCCTGCACCGTCAGCCGTGTACCCAGCCAGGCAGAAAAGGACGTCGCCGACGCGCGTGTGCGCTTGGTCAACCTGGTGCTTGAGTTGGTGCCCCTGCATGGCCTGCGCCGAGCCTGCCAGTTGCTGGCCGCGCGCATCATCACAGGCGAAGCTGGAGCCGAGGCACAGAGCATTGCACGTCAAGCGAACCAACGCGCTCGCGGCGGTGAGGTCAGCGCCCGTTCGCTGGAGCGCTGGGTAGGCATGCATCGCAGCAACGGCTGGTTTGGACTCTTGCCCGCTGCTCCCCAGTCTGAATCGACCCCACATATTGATGACGATGTCGCTGCAGTGCTTGGTCTGTTCCATAGCAAGGACCACCGCTTTCGCAAGCTGAGCGGCGCGGCCAAGGAAGTCACCCGCATGCTGGGCCGCGACTTCGATGAATGGAGCAAGCTGTACCACCGCGCCCGGCGCGTTCTGGACAAGCTGGGCCAGTCTGCCGAAGCCAGTGTCGCCCTGATCAAGTCGCGCCATACCGGCGCACAGCGCGACACCAAGCTGCCATTTAAACGCCGCGATACCTCGATGTTGGCTTTTGCCGATGTGTTTGTGATCGACGGTCACACCTTTAAAGCCAAGGTTCGCCACCCTGACCATGGTGCCCCCTTCGCGCCAGAGTTGACGGTGGTGCTAGATGCCGCCACTCGTCTGATCGTGGGCTGGTCGGTCAACCTGTCCGAGAACGTGATTGCGGTGGGTGATGCCTTGCGCCACGCGGTGAGCCAGTACGGCATTCCTGCCATTCTTTACGGTGACAACGGCGCGGGAGAAACCGCCAAGGCCATGGATTGCCCCATCGACGGCATCTGTGCCCGCCTTGGCATCGATCACCGCCTGGGCCTGCCCGGCAAACCACAAGGTCACGGAATCATTGAGCGCAGCTGGCAGACCCATGCCATCAACGCTGCGCGCAAGTTCGGAAGCTTTCAGGGTGGCGATGTTGATGCAGGCACCTTCCGCAAAGTGGCAGCAGTCCTAGCCAAGGAGCAGCGTGCCATCAAGCGCTCGGAGCAGACCGGAGAGGTCATCGCGCTCACTCCCAAGGCACCGACCTGGAAGCAGTTCGTGGACGGCATTGAAGTGATGGTCCACGAATACAACACGCAGCACCGCCATCGCGGTCTGCCCAAGCGCACGGACGGCAAGCACCCCACGCCTATGGAAGCGTTTGACGCCTGCTTTGACCCAGCTCTGCAGGAGAAGCCTTCGGAGCTGGAGCTGCGCACCTTGTTCATGCCGAGCGTGATCCGCACCGCCAAGCGAGGTCAGGTGCAGTTCTTCAATCAGTTCTACCAGGCACCGGACCTGATGCGCCGCGATATCGATGGCCGCGAAGTCAGCGTGCGCTACGACATTCACAACCCGAACTATGTGTTGATTTACACGCTGGGCGGTGAGTTCGTCTGCGAGGCCCAGTGGGATGCCAACCGCATCGACTACTTCCCCAAGCCCGTCATTCAGATGGCCCGCGAAAAACGCGTGGCCCAGGCCGTCAAGCGCCGCGAGCTGCAGATCGACACCGCCTTGCGCGAGCTGGGTCCAGCCATGGACACCACACCTCTTTCCCTGCCGGAGCCAAGCACCCCATTCGTGACGGTGCCCTCCTTCGTGGAGACATCTGTCTCCGCCATCAACTCTCCCTCCACGGAAGCAGCTGCGCAAGCAGCTACTAGCAGGCCTTTCTTCAACGGACCGAGCGAACGCTACGAGTGGCTCATGCGCAACCAGGACCAATGGACCGAAGCAGACGGCGCGTGGCTGCGCAACTACACGGCATCGGAGAGTTATGCAGATCTACGCGACTACTACGAGGGGCGGGGTTTGGGATGGAGCGACGCGGGCAATGAGCCCGGTTTGAAGAGTGCTCTGTGACGGCGGCAACCGTCACAGAGCGTGCCAGAGATTTTTTGAGAAATACGAGCAGGAGAAATGTACTGTGAAACGAGGCTTTGTCAAAACTGAAAACTTTAAGCGCTTGTCCGAAGCCCAAAAGCTGGTGGAAAAGCGTGGTGCCCGCGAGGCAAGCCTGGTGCTGGTCCAGGGCCGATATGGCATTGGCAAATCCGAGCTGACCGAGCGCTGGGCAGCAGACAGTGGCTGGGTGTTTGTGCGCGCCAAGAGTACCTGGACCAAGCGCGCCATGCTCGATGAGCTGGCCGAGCGCATGGGCCTGGCCAAGACCGGGCGCAATACTGAGGTTCAGTCACGCATCATCGGCAAGCTGGCAGTCGAGATGGTGCCGGTGATCATCGATGAGGCCGACTTTCTGGTGGGCACCACCGCAAGCCTGCTGGAGTTGATCCGCGACATCACCGACCTGACCGGCACCATGTGCTTCCTGGTCGGCATGGAGCACTTCCCCATGAAGGTGGCCCGCTTCGGCCACATCGCCAGCCGAGTGGCCAAGGTGGTGGAGCTGCAACCGATCTCACTCGCCGACGTCAAGGCCACGGTCGCAGCCAAGGCTGAAGTCGAGATTGCCGAAGAAGTCCTGCCCGAAATGCTGGCCCAGGCAGAAGGCCGCATGCGGCTGCTGCTCAACGCCATTGCCAATCTTGAAGCCTGGGCGGACGCCAATGGCTGGACCAAGGTCACCCTGGAGCACATCAAGGGCTTGCCCCTGTGCCCAGAATTCAATGGCAAGCCGCTGGGCCGCAAGGGAGTCAAGCCATGACGACCGCCTCGGTGAAGCCTTACGGCTGGTTCATGCCTGCCACCTTGATCGCTCTGGGTCGCTATACCGCCCACGCAGTGCAGCCCTTCACGGTGGCCGAGTTGCAGAAGATCGTGCCCGAGCTGACAGAGGGCAAGGACGCTCGCAGGGCTTGCAAGCTGCTGGAGCAGCGCAGGCTGGCCGCCCCCTGTCCCACCCAGCGGTTTACCTGGGAGCTGACCCCTGCGGGAGTACAGACCTGTAAAGCGGCTCTGCATGCGTCGCTGGCTGAAGGCAAATGCAAGCCTGCGGTGATGCGCCCCAACAAGCTCACGGTCGCCGAGCAGATCTCTGCACGCCTGTGGAATCTCCTGCGCATTCGCTCTGTTCTGACCAGTGTCGACGCGGTGTCGGTCTTGGCCAATGCTGGCGACAACACGGTCTATTTACAGGCTGTCATCGGTCGCCTGCTCAGGGCTTGGAGCGAGGCCTGCCCCGACGCGGTCGAGGTCAGCAAGAAGCGGGTCAATGGTGCATTGCGCTATGTACTCAAGCGCGACATCGGCCCCCAAGCACCTGTGCTGGCCAAGGCGAAGAAGGTGATTGCATGAAGCCCGGCTACATGACAGAGCCTTGGTTCGCAATTCTCCTCGAACGTGCGCAGCGCCCTGAATCCGTTCGGGCACGGATAGCACGCCAGCTCGGCATCAGCGCAGCGGCTCTGAGCCAGGTGCTCAATGCGAGTGGCTGTTACGGAAACGGCACCGCCAAGACCGACCGCATTGCAGAAAAGGTGATTCACACCTTCGGTCGCTACACCTGCCCACACCTCACGGCCGAGGCCAGTGGCGACGACCAGGTCATCACTGCAGAGCAATGCCGCGCCTTTGCCCACCGTGATGCGCCCACATCCAGCCCCCGCGACATGCAGCACTGGCAAGCCTGCCGTCAATGCAGCCACCGGGAGGCCAGCGCTCCACCCGTGCCTCGCGCTCTGCAGATCAGAGGTGGCCGCAAGGTCATCCCCATTACCCATATCCAGGAGGTCAGCCATGCATCACCTCGTTAAAGACGGCTGCCTGCCCTTGGTGATTGGCCTTGCGCTGCCCATGAGCGAGGCCGACTACCACCGCCCTCCCTTGGGCTGGATCAAACGCCGCGCAAGGAGGCTGATGCGCGCTTACAGCATCGACCGCCGCTATGCCATCGCCTGCGCCGCAGACGACTACTCCGACTTCACGCATATGCACCGCGAACGCCTGTCTCAACTGCTCAAAGGAGAACACCAACATGCCTAAGACCAATCGACCCCAACAGCGCCCTCTGCCTGCTTGGACCATCGAGCACGCCAGCACAGCCCCCATGTCTCGCCGGGAAAAGGTGGCCCTGACGCTCTTCATCTTTGTGCTCCTCATGGCCTTGGGTTTCTTGATCGCAGCCATCACCGGCTACGCCGAGATGCGCTCTGTGTTTCCTTGACCAGCCAATCACCACCACCAGAAAGAACGTATGAATCAGCAAATCTCTCTTCCCGAGATCCCCGCAGGCTATTGGGAAAACGCCAAAGGTGACCTGGTCCCCGAAACCAAGGTCTCCGACATCGACAAGCTGCGCGACCAGTTGGTGCGCGACCTGTGCACCCAGGCCGAGGCCAGGAGTAAGGATCTAGCCAAGTTCAAGCTGGACTCCATGGGCGACGTCACGGCCTTTGTGGAAACCAGCGTGGAGCAATACGGGGTCAAGGTTCGCGGCACAAAGGGCAACTTCACGCTCATGACGTTTGACGGCAAGTTGAAGGTCGTGCGCCAGATGCAGGACCAGATCACCTTTGGCGAGCAACTCCAGGCGGCCAAGTCCTTGATCGACCAGTGCGTGACGCGCTGGGCCGAAGGAGCCAACGACAACATCAAAGTTCTGGTCTCCGATGCCTTCCAGGTCGACAAGCAAGGCCTGATCAACACAGGCCGCGTGCTGGGCCTGCGCCGTTTGGACATCAAAGACGAAGACTGGCAAACGGCCATGAAAGCCATCTCAGACAGCATCCAGGTCGCCAGCACCAAGCCCTATATCCGCTTCTACAAGCGCAATGAAACCACCGGCGCTTTTGACGCCATCAACCTGGATCTGGCTGCCGTATGACAACTACCCGCTTTGCCTCTACTGCCGATGTCGCTCACTCCGTCTGTACCAGCGACGGAGCCAAATCACTGCCCTTGGCGCAGACCACCAAGATCGTGGACTTCACCCTGCGTACGGTCATCGGTCTGAACTGCCAGAACGGCAACACCCTGGACATCAATCTTGGAAACGGCCATGTCTTGAGCTGCTGCATCAAGAAAGCCATCGGCCCTACGGACGTTTAAAGGAGGCGATATGACCCGCTTTGTTGCTCACACCTCGCCTTTTGCTGCAAAAGATCAGCGCCGTCGCGAGCTGGGCCACATCCATCAGGGGCGCACCGCTCTGGGCTGGACGGAGGATGACTACCGCTTCCACCTATTTGAAGTTACGGGGGTCGCCAGTTCTGCGGATTTGGACGCGGCGGGTCGTGCCAAGGTGCTGGCTCACATGGCCAAGCTGGGCTTTCAGCCCAAGTCCAGCAACTTCAAACCCTTTGGTCAGCCTGAGAAGATCAAGTGGCTCTGGAAGAAGCTCAATGAAGCAGGCGGTCTGCGTGACGGCAGTCCCACCGCCCTGCTTGCCTTCGTGGACCGAACGATTGGCACTGAGGTGTCGGATGTGAAGTTTCTGCCAACCGCCCAGGCCAGCACGGTCATTGAAGCACTGAAGTCCATGCTTGACCGGGCCAAGCGTCAGGCACAGGTGAAATGACCCAGACTTTTACAGTTCCCATCGACCTGCTGCCGCCGCTGCTGCAAGAGTTTGAGCGCCTGGTAGGTCTGCAGGCCACCATGGCGCTGGTTCAGAAATGGGGTGGGCTGCGGGTTTACTTCCCGACCCCAGAGCGCGTCACCGAAGATCACCCCTATGCCGCAGTCATTGGCACAGATGCGCTTTTAAAGTTGGCAGAAGAATACGGAGGTCTGCCTCATTTCCAACTGCCAAAGGCGGAAAGAGCGCTCCAGGCCGTGCGCAATGCGCGGATCGCTGCTGGCTATGCGACCAACAAGACCGCCAGAGAAATCGCCGCCGAATATGGTCTTACAGAGGGGCAAGTCGTTCGCATTGTGGCCAGCATGGGAGTGACAGCCCCGCTCGACAGGAGGCAACGAGCACTCTTTTAA